AACTAAGAAATGATGATATTATATCAGAAGAAAGAGGATTTGCTCAAGAGGTTTATGATGGAGTATTTAACTTAAATGGGAAAAGACTATTAGATTACGACTCTGTTAAATATCATGGGGTAACATCTTCTGGTACATATGGAAACTTTAAAAGTTATCATGACGAAGAAGATAATTCTAAATTTAAGACAAAGATTTCCTCTACAGGAATGAAGAATGTTTTACATAAAAGTACAATAACCGTTGTAACAGAAGGTGCCACTATTTTAGTTGCTGGTGCTAAAGTAGGGGATATAATGAAAGTTCTTATTTCAGCTGATAATGACACTTCTGAATCTGGTCTTTATGACAAAAGACTTTCTGGTAGATATCTTATGTATGACATAAAACACTCTTTCACGGGTGAAATGCACGATGCAACTATCACGCTTTGTAAATTAGACTCGGAGATATAATGTCAGAATATTATGGTGATAAAACTCGTTGGTTTATTGCAACTGTTGTAAACTCAACTCCTCCTGCAGGATATGAAGGAAGAGTGAAGATACGTGTGCATGGACTACATACAGAAAGAACATCTGATATACCAGAAGAAGATTTACCTTGGGCTCAATGTGTTCTCCCCACAACAGAAGGTGGAGTTTCGGGTATAGGAAAGATACCACGTATCTTGCCAAGTGCGTTGGTGTTTGGAATGTTTATGGATGGAAAGAGTTCGCAGACACCTATTGTACTAGGTTCATTACCCAAGACAGAAAGACCTTCACAAATACAATTAGATAAAAGACAAAATATTATTGGCGAAGATGTTTTAATTGGAAACCTTTTAAACATAGAAGATGATGTGGGGTTTCCTACATTACCCGAAACAATAGAAAATAGGGTTGAATATTCTCTACAATTCTTTTTGAATTTAGGATACACATATCCACAATCTGTGGGAATTACTGATAACCTATTACAACAAGGAATGTATTCGGGTAATAGAGAAGGAGAAGGTGATAATGTTGGAATAGGTTCCTTTGGACTTATAAAGTTTAAGGGGATGAGACTTAGAAAATTAAAGGCGTTCTCTACCACATATACAAAGTTCACAACACAATTAAAATTCATTGCATATGAATTAAATGGTGAGTATAGGTCTGCTAATATTCGTTTATTGGAATCAGAACGTATTAAAGGTCTCAAAGGTTCTCTTTATGTATTCTCTAAATACTACATGCAATTATCATCTGAAGAACTAGACAATTTGAAATTAGTTGGAGAATACGAAAATGGGTAAGTCTAGAAGAGACGTAATAAACAATGCTTTAAAACTAAAGCGTATTAAACACACAAAGTTACCTGAGTTACAGATAAAACATGACAGTCTCACTTCGGGTTCAACCGAAACCGCCAACTTACCTAAAGGGTTCACGTTTCCAGATGTTGGTAACATTAGCATATCTACACAGTCAATAAATTTTGATACTGTAAAAAATAGTCAAAACACCATTAAAGAAAAGGTTGATAGATTTAATTTATTGACCAAAACTAATTTGGGTAAAAAGTCAGGACAAACCTTCGAAGGATTTGTTACATCTTTAGGTGGAGATGAAGACGGAGAAGGTATTATGATGTTAGATGGTTTGGGTGGTTTAGAGGGTGACCAAAAGGTAAAGAACTTCTTTGCGATAGGTAGTGGAAGTATCGGTGCAATAAAAGCTACTCAGGATGAACTTATCACTTTAAATAATGCCGCAATTGAAGAAACCGAAAAGTGGGCTGACGCTGTACCTGAAGTTTTGGGGGCGCCCTCTGGAGGTTTCTTAGGAAAAATCCTAAAGGTTGTAGGTGTTGCTGGTTCATTCGGTAGACTTGCGGGAGCATTAAGTCCTCTTCAAGGTATAGCAGATGATTTCAACGGATTTATTGATAGAGTTCTCAATGATACTGGTATAACAAAATTCTTAGAGGATATTAAGAAGGGCCCTATTGGTCAGGCGATAAAGTCTGTTAAAGGATTTGTTAATGATACTATAGAAACTGTTGAAGGTGTTTTCGATGATACGGTTGGTAGTATCAGTAAAAGTCTTAAAAAAAGTTTGGATGGTATTAATAAAGATATAATAAAAGAAGTTATGTCAGACGCTGATTATCAAAAAGCTATTAGTGATGTGTCCTCAGACTTTCTGGGTGATGTGTCATTTTCTATGGGAGATTTTCTCGGTCAGTTAACAGAGAACCTTACAGGTCGAATTGGTGCTAGAGTCCAAGGTGCATTTGCAGGGAAAATACCTACAGGAACAATCCCTAGTGTTGTTAAAAATGTTGCACAAGGAAACATAAGTGGTGCGATTTCAGATACCTTACCATTTACTGATGGTAGTACACTAAAAGCAGTTGTTTCAGGTAAAATAGATTTAGAAAAAATTAAATCTATTGGAGAAGGTACTGGTAACGTTAGTGATATTATTGAAGAAATAAAAACTACAGGTGAAAAGAATGGTCTTACTCCTGGCGAGATAGAAACCATTGTAGAAGAGGTATCAGAAAACGCTCAAAAACTTGCGGATATCAGAGATGCTACGGGAACTTTAAAAAGTGTTATAGCTGATAAGGTGAGTAGAGCTACAACATTCAACTACGAACAAGACCTATCAGTTCCATTCACATACGTGTCCTCTCTTGAAGAACTCGAACTTGAGATATCAAGTAAGCTCACACCATCAGGTTCTAGAGAAGTGAACTCTGTTGTTATACATGGGACAGAAACATTCACAAATAAAAATATAGGTGCTGAAGAAATAGATGATATACATAAAAAGTTAGGACATTCTAAAATAGGATATCATTATATTATTAGACGTGATGGTAGATTACAGAGAGGTAGACCTGTAGAAGAAAAGGGAGAACACTGTTCTATAGGAACCTACGACGAAACATCTATAGGTATTGCTATGGTCGGTGGTATAAATTCTCCATCAACTCAACAACAATTTGAAACTTCCAGTTCATCATTCACTCGTGTCCAATATAACACATTAGAACAATTTATTCAAGTGTTTTATAATAACTTTTCTGGGGGCGAAGTTTTTGGTCATAATGATTTAGACACAGAAGAACTTGACCCATATTTTGATGTTCAAGAATATATACTATCCTTATTCAATAAAGTAAATGTGTCATCTTCGATAGACACTGATACAACCGAAAGGGAGATAGAAGAAACAGCAGCATATAATGCTACAGATATTAACACCGATGATACATATCCTGAAGGTGGAAAACTTACTGCGGAGGGTTTCATAAAAGACCCTAATGAAAAATATAAAGTTATTTACACACCACAAAGAAGTTTGGATTGGAAACCTGTTAATCCAAACCTATTTAAAGTGGGTTCGAATATACCAAGTATTTTACAGAAGATGGCAGACACAATTGAAAAGGACATATCTATAAACAGTGGTTACAGAAATCCAGAACAGAATGTGAGAGCTAGTGGAGCCCAAAGAGCTCTATTAGAACCAAATGGAAGTATAACAAGACCTAAAAGATATCCATCATTTCCTTTAGGCCCAGATAGTCCTAGAACAGACCTTTCAAGAGGTAGTGAACATATGTACGCTCATGCAGTTGATATATCGGTAAAGAATTTTATGAATGATAGGTCTCTTGTAGCAGAGATAATAAAGGTAGGAATAGATAATGGTTTCAGAAGGATTGGTGTTTATGAAACCTTTGTTCATATGGATATGGGACCACAAAAAGGTGCTTATTTTAAAAATAAGAATCCAAAACTAGAAAAAGCTGCAGTAATTGCTAAGGGACATCCTTTAGGATAGGTATTAATCATGACAACACAAAAAGACAATTATAAACTCAGAGTAGATAAAGATAATATAGGACTCGCGTATGAACTTGGCGTGGGTATTCCAGATGATGGAATGCAAAACGCTTCAGGTGATTATCCAAAGAGAGAATATAACTTTGGTTCTTCTATAAACAAAGCGGCACTTGGTACTAAGGTAAACAAACTCTATACAGGTGGTGGTGATGTTGGTGTCCCTCTGAATATACCAGAACAGATGCAATCACAGTATCCGTTCAACCAAGTCGATGAAACACCCAGTGGTCACTCTATTGAAATGGATGACACGCCGGGCGGTGAACGTATCCTCATTCGTCATCGTAAAGGTTCTGGTGTAGAATTACGCGCCGACGGTTCAGTTGTGATATCTGCATTGAATAATAAGGTTGAGGTGACAGGGGGAGACCAAACTGTTATTATTGAAGGTCATGGAAATCTTGTATATAACGGCAATCTCAATCTTAAAGTAAGTGGTGACTATAATGTAGAAGTTGGTGGTAATTATAATATAGATGTCGCGGGAGATAGGTCAGATACAACTAAAAGAAACCATAAACAAGAAGTTACAGGAGACCTTGTAGAGAAATACTTAGGTTCAAAAACCACAAAAACTATTGGAAATAACAATGAAATAAATTTAAGTGATTTGATTGTTGCTAATAAGGGTAGTTTTAGTAATGTCAGTGAAGGTAGTACACACATTGCATCTGGTAAAGACCTTTTTATATCCTCTAAAAGTATACTCGATTTAATTTCTGAATATACCAATGTTACAGGAGTTTCACTTGTTAATGTCAAGGGTCAAGAAGGACTTATTGGTGGGCCTGAAGTTAGATACACGGGTCAAACTTATTCGGGTGCTAAAGATACTGGAAATGATTTTGATACCGCAATATTCCACGGAACCTTTAAAGGTACTGCGGATAAGGCGATTCATGCTCAAAAGGCAAACACTTCGGTCAGTTCTCTGATAGCAAGTAATGCTAGTTATGCAGATTTTGCTCTTAAAGCGGGTGCTGCTCCATCAACTCCTAGTGGTGGACCAGCGACTGTATTACAAACAGCGGCGGCAGCAGTGCAAGGAGTTTTGGCGGTTTCTGATATGTTGGCGTCCTTCCCACAAGAAACGGAAAGTGGTCATATAACAATTCAAACTAACGATTTGGTAGATATAAAACTCGGTAATGTCGAACAATATTCTCCACCCGCAGTTAGAAATGATGACGGAACATTTGATATGTTGACTCCTATTAATAAATTTGGGCGTCCTATTCAACAGTGTATAGTTGACGCTGATGATTATATGAGGGAACAAATAAAAGGTTTAGACCACTATGAAGGATACTTTGAAAGAGAACCCACAATTCAAGAGATAAGGTCGACCTTCCGAAATTCTTCTGCAAGAAATGATATTGGTCCTATGTTAATATTAGAAGGAAAAATCAGTAGTAGTTACCAAAACATCTTACCGCCAAAACTGTCTGGTAGAGTTGTTGGTAAAGAGGCGGGTTCTAAATATGGATATACACCTATAGGAAACTCACTAGATAATAGAGGAAAAAGGTTTAGAAAATGAGAATAGTTCCCGACCCAAAATACAATCCAGATTTGCAGGGTTATATTACTTCGAAAACAAGACTCGAACGTGGTATAACAATGGCAAAATTCTTAGGTGCATATGGAGACAAAACATCTTTAAAATATATTGGTGTTGAATCTATACGAAGAATTATGGCACGTAATCTCACTCTTCACGCTAGAGCTATGAATTTAATTAATGGAAACACACATAGGTTTAATGATGTCCGTCTCATTGTGAGTGAAGGAATATACAAAAGAAAATTATTTGAGAATGAAAGTGAAGTAATGAAAAAGAAGGCATTCGGAAATCTTGTATACTATCAAGTCATAGGAACTAATGGTGATATTGACTTTGAGAAAACATTTGATATCGCAGAATATTGGAAAGACCATATAGATTTTGATGAATTATATTTAGATTATGATGACTACAATCCAAACCAAAGTCTTACCGCACAAATAGGTTTACTTATGCCTACCGTTGGAGAAGACTATGAAGTTAACTTTAGTAGAAAAATATCTACATGGTTTAATAATTCATTAATGAAAGACGGAGAACTCGTAGAGATTGTTGAAGATGATGAATAAAATTTCAATAATACTCATAAAAAACATATAAATAAAGATATGACCAGAAGAGCGTTTGCACAAGAAACTAATAATTTAGGAACCAACACTGTTGGTGTAAGTCGTCAGATTCAATATTCTGATATAGACTTGACCTTGGGTGTAAAACCTACGGGTGATGTATATAAAAAGTTAGACGCTGCAGCGGTAAGACAGTCCGTAAAAAACTTAATCATGACTAACAAACTTGAAAAACCTTTTAACGAAAACTTTGGTGGTAATCTTAGAAGTATGTTGTTTCAATTTGTGGACAGAGGTTCAGACGAAATAATAAAAGATAAAATAATTAACACAATAAGAAGACATGAACCAAGAGCTCACGTAAGAGATGTTTCTGTATACCGAGTAAATGGTTATAAAAATTCAATCAGTGTTACAGTAACATTTTCAGTAAGGAACACAAGAGAAGTTCTAGAAGTCAATACAAATCTAACAAGGATTAGATAAAATGGTAACAACAATCACCTCAACATCTTTAGACTTTAATTCTATAAAGAATAACTTAAAATTGAGTCTAGAAAACTCTGGAGAGTTTAACGACTACAATTTTAGTTCTTCGGGTCTATCAAGTATCTTAGATGTGCTCGCATATAATACACACTTTAATGGTCTTACCGCAAACTTTGCGTTGAACGAATCATTCTTGAGTACCGCACAACTCAGAGGTTCTGTTGTATCTCTTGCTGAAGGTATAGGATATGTTCCTAACTCAAAGAACTCTAGTGAGGCGATAATAAACATTTCTGTCAATCTAAGTTCTGTGAGTCCTAGACCAACGACTATTCAAATAAGTGAAAACTTTAAATTTAATACAACTGTTGATGAGATAAACTACACATTCCAAACACGCGAATCTCTAAGTGCGACTGATGGTGGTGATGGGATATACAATTTTAAAGATGCCGCTGGAAAACCCGAAATTAAAATAGTAGAGGGAAAAAGTAGAACAAAAACCTTTATCACATTAAAATCAGAAGACAATCCGATATATGTTATACCAGATAAAAATATTGATATATCAAGTGCGGTAGTAAGGGTTTATGACAATACTTCAACAACAGAATTTACAACATATTCAAATCTTGTGAATGCAAGGGTTATAAACGAGAACTCCACGTTGTATATACTCAGGGAATCACCTAACGGTTTCTTCGAATTATCATTCGGTAATGGAACGACTTTAGGTAGGGCTCCACTAATAGGTGGAAAAATAGAAATAGAATATCTTTCTGTTGCGGGTACATTATCTAATACCGCAAATGTATTTTCTCCACTAAACACTGTTGTTGTGAATGGAACAGGATATCCTGTAACAGTAGCTACTCAAACAAGTGCTGTTGGTGGTAGTTCAAAAGAGAGTATAGAAAGTATTCGTAAGAATGCACCATTCCAGTATGCATCACAGAACAGAATGGTAACCGCCTCAGATTACTCTTCATTGATACTCAAAAACTATTCATCATTCATTGATGACATACAATCCTTTGGAGGAGAAGATGCGCTTGAACCAGAATATGGTGTGGTCTTTGTATCGATATTATTTAACACGGATGACCCACTCATACAACAGAGTATTAAAGATGAGATATTACAATTATCAGATGAGTTGTCAGTGGCATCATTCAGTGTTAAGTTTGATGACCCAATAAAAACATTTATTGAAGTTAAGACATTCTTCCAATTCAATGATAACTTGACGACACTTTCTAGGAACACTATACAGACTGATGTTAATAGTGCAATAACAGGTTACTTTGTAAAGAATACAGGTAAGTTTAATCAATCATTTAGAAGGTCAAATGTTCTGTCCTTAGTTGATGCTACAAGTCCTGCAGTATTGTCGTCAAGACAAGAAATAAAGATGCAAAGAAGGTTCACACCTATACCCAATACTATACAAAACCACAAAATAAGATATGCCGCGCCTCTTGCAACACCCGACGATGTTAATTATATCATAACATCTAATTCATTCTCTATCGGGGGTAATTCCTGTATATTGAGAAACAAGTTGAACACAAATAAATTGGAAGTGTTTGACTCGGTGACAAATTCTGTGGTCGTAGATAATGTTGGAGATTATGCACAAGATACAGTGAATATTGTTGGACTTCAAATAGATAGTACAATTGGAGCTCAATCATTTATTAAGTTAAGTGCGACTCCTGCAAACCAGAGTGCAATATCTCCACTTAGACAAGACGTTATAGAAATAGATGAAGATTCATCTTTCACATCAATTGTTGATGTTGTTGATGGAGTTCTCACCTAGTGACACACAACAAAGATATCACTCTAAAGGATTATAATAGAAGAGAGCTCTCATTTCCTAAATATCAGGTGAAGGAGATTCTTCCAGAGTTTTTCCGTACAGAATATCCAAAGTTAATCACACTGCTTGATGAGTATTATCATTTTGAAAACTCAGATGCATCTCCATCTAAACTCGTTGATGAATTATTTGTCACACGAGACATTACACAAACTGACTTAGGACTTCTATCATTTATTGAAGACGAACTATTACTTGGACAAAACTTCTTTGAAGGGTTTCAGGATAAACGTGCAGCATCAAAATACTCTAATGTATTGTTTAGGTCAAAGGGTACAAAGTATTCTATACAACAATTCTTCAGAACCTTCTTTGGTATAGACCCAGATATCATATACACAAAGGAACAAGTGTTTAATGTGGGTGATAATATCGGTTCTGAAAGTCAAAAGTTTATTACTGACAATAAGTTATATCAAAAACATGCTATACTCATAAAATCCGGTCTTGAACAGAAAAAATGGAGAGACGCATATAAATTGTTCGTACACCCAGCTGGAACATACTTGGGTTCAGAGATACAGATAGTGAGTAGTGTTGTTGATAGATTGACTGTACCACCTGTAACAATAGAACCACCCCCACCAATTGCTATTCATAGTCAATCATCATTTGCTACCGCTGCATTCATAGACCACACTTCTATAGTTACAGATACTGCAGAAGATGGAACAACAAGTACAAGTAGAATAAGACCAGAGATTGTAAGTATGATATTTGATAGAACAAGTGGTATCACTATTCAACAGATAAATAATCAGTATGATAGTTTACGAGAAGCACAACTCGCAACATCACCAACCTTTGATGATACTAGTATCGACTTCTCAAATGACTTCGCATTCGAAACATTAGACCAAGGTAAACACGAATAATTGAAAATACGAGTCAATAAGTATTATAAATATAATAAAGAATTAGGAATATTATAAATGGCAAAACAAACATTAAATAAAGGAAGTTCGGCAAACGATGGCAATGGCGATACTCTTCGTCAGGGTGCAACTAAGATTCAATCAAACTTCGATGAACTCTATGCTATATTAGGAGGTAACACTCTTAGTTCAGGTATTTCATTTAATTCAACAACTAATGGTATTTCCTTTGAAGGTGCTTCCGAGACGTTTCTTGTTCCAACAAACACAGGAAATGTGGATAAGACCATTACTCTTCCGAATGCAACTGGTACAGTTGTTCTTAATGTCTCAACTCAAACACTTACAAACAAGACTTTAACTTCTCCTGTCTTGACAACACCACAAATAAATGATACAAGTGCAAACCATCAGTATGTCTTTGCAGTATCAGAACTTTCGGCAGATAGAAACGTAACATTACCTTTATTGACAGGTCACGATGAGTTTACTTTCAATGCTCATACACAGACACTTACTAACAAGACGCTTACAACTCCTGCAATAACCTCTCCTAGTATTACAACAAGTATAAATGATGCTAATGGAGCAGAGGTTATAGAAGTTCCTGCTACAGCAAATGCAGACAATCATTTGAAAATTACTAATGCAGATGGTGCATCCCCTACCATAGAATCAGTGGGTGCTAATTCTAATGTTGGTCTTAATATTGGGAGTAAAGGTACGGGTGTTGTTACCATAAAAAATGGATTTGCATTCGGTGATGGAATCGAACAGGGAACAGGTGGAGCGATAACTCTTCTCACTCCAACAACAGTATTTAATATAGGTACTAACTTTGCGGCAAATCTTCCTGACGGAACAGTTCAGGGACAAATAAAAATTCTTATAAACAAAGATACAGGCATAGGAACAATAACTCCAACAACCACTGGAAACTTTGGTTTTGGAACTCAAATTTCATTATCAGAAAATCAAACCGCAACATTAATTTGGGATGGTGATGACTGGCAATTAATATCAACACATGGTGGAACGGTAACATAAAATGGCAATAGTAACAAATAAATTTAAAAGAGAGACTATCCAATTAATAAAGGATAATTTTGATAATGCTTCAAACCATTATTATATTGGTATAGGTCGTTCTGATGTATGGAATGCAACTGACACAGCACCAGACGCATATGCAAATTTAAATGAAGAAAGATTGTTTAGAAACTCCCTTCAATCAGTCAAGAAAGTTGGCGACATGTCCTTTGTTGTCCCAAGACACAATTGGAGTTCTGGTACAACATATTCTGCGTATAGTGATAACCTTTTAACAAACTATCCAATTACACATCAGTATTATGTAATGAACGATAATAATCAAGTCTTTATCTGTGTTCAACAAGGGAAAAATTCTCAAGGGGAATCCGTTGATTCTACAGTACAACCAACTACTACTTCTTCAGGTGCTTCAACTGGTACAGTATTCGTTACTTCAGATGGATATGCATGGAAGTTCATATATACTATATCTGCATTAGATGCTAGTAAATTTATGTCTGCTGAATTCATACCTGTTAAGAAACAAATTGGTTCAGGGAGTCAATCAACAGATAGTGAACAACTTGCAGTACAAAACGCAGCGGTTGATGGACAGATAATAGGTTACAGAGTTGCATCTGAAGGATTAGGATATAGTTCCGCCCCAACACTAACAGTTGTTGGTGATGGTACTCTCGCACAAGCTATCGCTACAGTACATGATGGAAAAGTAAAAAAGGTAGATGTTGTAGACACTTCAGGAACACTATCATTGGGTTCAGGATACACAAATGCGATTGTAACACAAACGGGTGGTTCACCAACAACAGAGGCGAAGATAGTTCCAATATTTGCACCAAAGGGTGGATTGGGTAGTGACCCTCGTGCAGACTTGCGGTCAGCTGGTATTATGTTTGTAATACAACCAGATGGTACAGAAAACGATGACTTCATAGTAGATAATGATTTCCGTCAAGTTGGATTGATAAAAAATCCTTTACAGACTGTAGGGGGTTCTGCCTTTACTTCAAACACAGGTATAGCATTAAAAAAATTAACTCTTACGAGTGGTGGTGCAACATTTACCAAAGATAATGTAATAGTAGGTCTGACTTCAACAGCAAGGGCAATTATAGATAAAGTTAATTTAGATAGTGGTGTTTATAGTCTTTCATTTCATCAAAATGATGAAACAGGATATGGAACTTTTAATGCAGATGAACTAGGGGAAACTGTTGAAGAAGTGGTTGGTAGTGGTTCGGGTAGTGTCGCTGCGGGTTCAGGAACAACTGTTGCTGGAGAAATTGCAACGACTACTGGAGAAGTACTATATATAGATAACAGGGCGGCAGTAACACGCGCATCAGACCAAAAAGAAGACATTAAAATAGTCATACAAATTTAGGATAATAGAATAATGCCAACAACGTTTACATCAAATGTCTTTTCGTCAACATATAAAGACGACTTCGCAGATAGTGATAACTATCATCGTATTCTTTTCAATAGTGGTCGCGCGTTACAGGCACGCGAACTCACTCAGATGCAAACAATCATCCAAGAGGAGATTGCAAGGTTTGGTCGTAATATATTCAAAGATGGTGCGGCAGTAAATCCAGGCGGTCCTTCTATTAATAACGACTATGAGTTTGTTAAACTTAATACAACATCTAACTCATTACCCACAGACCCAACAACACTTGTAGGAACAGAATTTACAGGTGCAACTTCAACTGTTAAAGCAAGGGTATTAGAAGTTGTTGCTGCTACCGATACAGACCCTGCAACACTTTATGTTCAGTACACAAACACTTCGGGTGGTGGAACTGGTGCAACACCTGTCCGTCTTACTGCTGGTGAAAATATAAGTAATGGTAGTACAACACTCACAGTACAAAGTACCAACAACCCTGCTGACCCTGCTGTAGGAGTTGGTTGTAAAATACATAACGCGGCAGGAGACTTCTTCGTGAGAGGTCACTTCGTATTCGTAAAACCACAGGGACTTATACTCTCTAAGTATACAAACAATGCCACTAAAGTCATCGGTTTCAAAATAACAGAAGATATTGTAACCGTAACTGATGACACTGCACTCTATGACAATCAAGGTGTAACACCTAATGTAACTTCTCCAGGCGCAGACAGATATCGTATAAAACTTGTTTTAACAACACAAGATGCTATTGCATCAGATGAAAACTTTGTATTTTACTGTTCTGTGGTAGATGGTAATATTGTTGACCAAGTATCAGGCACAGATGATTACAATAAAATAAATGACCTTCTCGCAGAAAGAACAAGTGAAGAGTCAGGTAACTATATCGCAAAAAGATTTACATCATCACTTTCAGATAGTGGAACAAATACATTTATTAATGTATCAAATGGTATTGCATATGTTAATGGATATCGTGCAGCTGCCGAAACTCCAACAAAACTTACAATACCGAAACCTCAAGAAACTTCTATCATTGAAAATGATGTTGTTGGTATATCATATGGTTCATACTTTATATGTTCTACACTCCGAGGTACTTTGAACGTATCCGCATTTGCTTCTATTAACTTATCTACATCTACAACTGACCCAAGCGGTAATGATATAGGTACTGCGAAAGTAAGATATGTAGAAAAGGATGGAAGTAATTATAGAGTATATCTCTTTGATATCAAAATGAATAGTGGACAATCATTAAGAAATGTTAAAACAATCGGTACAGGTCCTGCAGATTTTGGTCTTCTTGTTTTAGAAGGTGCTTCAGGCGCTGAGAAGGCGACTTTAAAAGAGGCGAGTAAAACTAATCTTGTATATAAAATGACACATCCCCGTTCTGTAAACGTAACAGATGTATCTTTTGAAGTACAAAGAGTTAAGACGGGTACTAGTGATGGTTCAGGAAACCTTACTATTTCTGGACTTGGTTCAGGTGAGACATATGTAAACACATCTCAATGGGTTGTAATACGTGACGACGGAGTTGTCGTTTCATCACCAACCTTTTCAAGTGTTCCAAATACCTCAAATACAGTTGGTGGACTAGGTGCAAGTAAAGGTGTAACGATATACGCAAAGGTAAATAAAGCATCACCTCAAAGAGGAAGAAAAACATTAACAGAAGTGACAGTAGCAACCACTGTCTCTACAGATGCTTTAACAGGTGTTAAGTTTGTTGATTTAGGAAAGACGGATTTATTTAGTGTAAGTGAAATAAAACAGACAAATTCTAGTGGGGATGATTTATCTTCAAGATTTAGTGTTGATGATGGACAAAGGTCAAGTCATTATGCGAATGCAAGACTCGTTTTAGAAAAGGGTGCTAGTGTTCCTTCAGGTAATGTTCACTGCAAATTTAAACACTTCCAACATTCAACAGATGGAGACTTCTTCGATATAAAATCTTATGATGGTCAAGTTACCTATGAAAACATACCCGCATTCAAAGTAAATACAAGAAATTCTATTAATCTAAGAGATGTTATAGACTTCCGTTCTTCGGTTGATGCTTCAGGAACATTCACAGGTTCGGGTGCGGCACTACACGAAATGCCAACCAATGGTGATGTCTTTCAAGCTGATATAGAATATTATCTTCGTAGGTCAGATAAAATTGTTATAACAACACAAGGTGAAGTTAAGAATATACTAGGTGAAGATGGTTTCTCATCACAGATACCACCAACACCAGAAAACACGCTTGCATTATTTGAAGTAGAACACAATGCATATGGTTTACATGACTCAGATGTTTCGGTGAGACCTCTAGAGGCAAAACGATTTACAATGAATGATATCTCCAAGTTAGAGAAACGTATTGACACTCTCGAAGAAGTTACTTCATTATCACTCTTAGAGGTTGACACAAATGCATTACTCGTATTAGACGATGAAGGTAATCCTCGTAGTAAGTCAGGTTTCTTTGTAGATAACTTTGTTAATCGTGCATTTACTGATGTTCAGAATCCAGAGTATCGTGCCGCGATTGACCCATCACTTGGATTACTACAACCTCAACAGACGACAGACAATGTTACTTTGAGATATGACTCAGACAAATCTACTAATACAATATTAAAAGGTGATACAGTTTATATTAAACATACTCACACTCCTGCAATCTCACAGACCAAAGTTTCTGGTACAGAGAATGTAAATCCATTTGCGGTTATAACAGGAACGGGTAGTCTTACATTGTCTCCTTCCTCAGATGAGTGGCAAGATACAGTTTTCAATCCTGCAAATATTATTAATGAAGTTGCAGAAGAAATTGTAGATGATGTCACATTCTTCGCATCTTATCCATACAATTGGTCAACAAACAATTGGGTTCCAATGAATGGTTGGGGTAGTATATACACAAATCATTTCAGTGGTTGGAATGGAGAACAGATGTGGAATTGGAATGGTACTACATCAAGACCTGTAGAGAAACGACCAGAACAACAATTCCAAGGTGCGTTTTCTAATCGTATTGTTGTGGGCACTAGAACAGTAAGAGAAGTTATTGGAGACAGAGAAGTTTCTTTAACATTCTTACCTTTCATTCGCGCACGTAAAGTGTTCTTCAGGGCTCAAGGGTTAAGACCAAATACAAGATACTATCCATTCTTTGATGGTGTTGCTATGGACAACTTTGTGAAAACATCATCATCTTTCGAAAGGTATTCCAAATCTGTACTTGGTGGTGTTGAGTTTGGTAACAAATTTAGAAACAAAACTTCTCATCCTAATGGTACACCAGACATACTGGTAACAGATGGAGGTGGAGAAATTATAGGTTCATTCTTTATCCCTTGTCAAGACGGTGAAGACGGCATAAAGTTCCGTTCGGGTACACGCGAGTTCAAACTCCTCGACATAAGTCAAGATAATGATGCGGCGGCAACAAGTCGTGCATCAATTAATTATGTTGCACAAGGAACATTATCAACACGTCAACAGACCATTACTTCAACAAGAATAACAGAAGTTAGAAGTGTTCGTAGATGGACAGACTTTCAGCAGGTGTGTTGGAAAGACCCTCTTGCACAATCATTCCGAGTAACAGAATCCACAGGTATCTTTGTTACTAAAGTAGATTGTTTCTTTAAGACTAAAGATGCTTCAGTTCCGATTGAAATGCAAATAAGACCTATGGTGAATGGTGCGCCATCATCAACAGATATTATCGCGAACGCAATTAAGTTTGTAAAACCTTCTGCGGTAACAGCAGTAACTGAGGAAGACCCAGTAACTATACTTGCCGCCCCCACAACTTTTGAGTTTGACGAACCAATCTTCTTAAATCCAGATACAGAATATGCGATTGTTCTAATTGCAGAATCCGTAGACTATGAGGCATATGTTGCAGAGACTTATGCATATGAATTGGGTTCAACTGAACTTCGTATCAATCGTCAACCTTCTATGGGTTCACTCTTCAAGTCACAGAATGGTACAACTTGGGAACCCGACCAAACAAAAGACCTAATGTTTGTAGTACACAAAGCGGTGTTTGACACTGCGGGTGGTAGTGCGATATTTGAGAATACAGATGTTCAAAGTGATTTGTTAACATCCAATCCTTTCTATTCAGTTGATAGTGATGCTACAATAACAACATATTTACCCAATCATGGATATGCAGTGAATGATGTAATCAACATTTCTGGTCTTGTAGATTCTGACTCATATAACGGAATCACAGGTGCTAACATAAATGGTAACAGAACAGTTACAGCGGTAGATGGATTTGGTATTCAGTTTGAGGCAGGAAGTGTCGCAAACGCATCAGGAAGATTTGGTGGTTCAGAAATTATAACTGACAGACAAATAGAGTTTGATGGTGCGATACCTAACTTTACCACTCTTATTCCAGACGATACAAGTATTAGATATGGTGCTAAATTCACTACAGGTAAATCTCTTGCGGGTGGTGAAACACGTTATACAACAGATGCTACATATATTAATGACATATCAATAGGTGAAGAAAACTATTTCAATGCTCCTAGAATTGTCGCGTCACCAGTATCAGAAGCGAATGTTTTGAACTTTACTGCGGGTACAAGGTCTGTTGAATTCAAAATTGATTTGAGTACTATTCGTGCAGATGTATCACCTATTATTGATGCGCAAAGGTCTTCTTTAACAACTATACATAACAATATTGATAATCAAGTTGCAAGTGGTGCTACTGTAGGTCAAGAGAATGTTCCAATAAATTATGTTGCGGAGACCCTCGCATTTGGCGGTTCGGCACTTGCGAAACACATCACTTCAGTACAATCTCTAGAAGAACCCGCGATTGGATTGAAAGTTATTGTTGCCGCATTACGACCAAGTGGTTCAGACTTTGACTTATACTTTAGAACTGCACAAGACGGTGAAAATATTCTTGATATTGATTGGACACTTCAATCAAGAGAACAAACTGTTGCACCAGATGATAGAAACTTCCGTGAGTACAGATATCTCATAGGTGGATTGACAGGTTTCACAACCACGTCATTCACACAATACCAATATAAGATTGTAATGCGTAGTAATAACTCATCTCGTGTTCCTGTGTTTAAAGACTTCAGGTCAATCGCTATGGCAACATAATGAAATCTAATTTAATACCTGTGAAAAATAGTGTTGGTCTTGCTCGTGATAGGAGAACGGGTGGGATTGTTAATATAAATAGAGATGAGATACAGAATGCACGTTCTATAAAATTAAAAAGAAAACAAAAGGAAATTGAGTTCGAACAACTTAAGACAGATGTCTCTGAGATGAAACAACTCTTAAACACAATAATAGAGAAACTATAATGACAGACTCAGCAACACAATTAGTAATCACGGATACCTTCTCAACGTTGGTGACAGACTTCAATACAGTTTCTTCTGACTTAGGGGCAACTGGAGATTTAAATACGGGTGTAAAAACTAATATCGTTGCATCAATCAATGAACTTGAA